CCCGTCACGGCAACCCGCAGGACGTCCAGTGCATCACGGTCATACCTTACCCAACAAGTGAAGCATCCAGAAAGCAGACGCCGCCCCGCTGGCGCCGGACGGGGGGGGTCCAGGCGGCGGCCAGGCTGGGCTCAGACTCCCAGAAACCTAGGGTTAACCCTCATCAATCGGGTCGTTGTCAATCCCGTTTACGGGTGTGACATCGATGACGCGCTTGCGCAGTGCGTCAAGTGCCATCGTGCCCAGGTCGATGTTGATGAGCGGCTGCTGCTTGTCCCCGTATACCTCTGGGTTGAGCTTAGAGGCCAGGCGCCAGCGGTTGTCGCTGCGCAGCTTGGCCACCTGCACGTCCTCACGGGTCGCTGAGTCGGCAATGCTGATGGTCTGCTCGGCTAAACTATGCGCACCTCGTGCGCGTGCCCGCGTGAGGCTTTCCGCCCGAGAAGGAACTTTTTCCAGCCAATCGTAGAAGCTTCCGCTACTTATCCCCACGGTCCCGCAAAGGCTGTCGATGGTGTGGCCTGACGCCACGAGGTCGAAGATTTTTGCCTCTCCGCCGAATGCATGTATCGCTCGGTTGGTCTTGGTGCTGACCTCTTTGGCAGCCAATGCGGCCTCGGTCAGCTCACGCTTTCTCTGCACAGCCTTCATAACCGCTTCATCGGCCATGTCCGTCACGAGTCTGACTCCTTTGCCGCTCATCCCAAGTACTCCTCAATGATTTTGAACCCCTCATCGGCTGACCGTGCGATGACGCACAGGTAGCCCTCCGCATTCAATTGCCTTGCAATGCAATCCTGTTGCTTGCTGGCCACCCCGACCTCGGTCTTCATCTCCACAAACAACCCACCAAAGCCCTTAGAACGCTTCAGGACGCACAAATCAGGCATCCCTGCTAGTACCCCCTCACCATGCAGCCTCAAACGCTCTGACGCCGTTCTATCGCCCCCGTTCGGTATCGCCGCGATCAGCACATCCGGATAAAACGCCCTGACCCGCTGCACCAGCCGCACCTGCTCCTTGTGCTCGATGCTCTTTCTCTTGCGCTTTATGTCAATTCCCACCATGGCGTCGATTCTACGGACTCCGCCGGCGTTGCGGCATCCCGATCCACGAACATGTGGCAGTGGTGTAGTACTCCATCCGGAATGCAATGCAAATCCGTCTTGCTGCAAAAGTCCTGACTGAACTCAATCCTGACCCAGCCATGTTTCGCCACGGCTCCGTGAAACATCCACTGCCCAGGCTTTTCGTTCAGCCTCCTGAACTTCTCAAAGTCCTCTGCCGTGAAATTCCAGCGCTGTATCCTCGACTCAGAATTTCCGCACTTTTCGCACAAAACGCGTGCCTCGTCTGACCAGTCGCCAGCCTGTGGATAACTTTTCACTGTCAAGCCCACAAGTCGAGGATACCAAGTCGAAGATACCCCCCATGGGAAAAATCTCCGGTATCCTCGACTTTTGTCAAGCCCAGAAAATCGGTGATTAGGCTGTGGATAACCTGTGGATAACTCCACAGGGTTATCCCCAAGCGCATCACTTTGTCGGAGATACGTATCGCCGTGGTATCTCCGTGGTATCTCCGTATCCTCGACTTGGCTGGAACACTAAAATCAGCCCTCATGGCCATCCCCTTGGGACAAAATGTTCCACGCGTTGTTCTCCGTATTTGGCGCAAATCTTCTGAAGATTGAGATGCCGATGGCGCGCTTTACATCGCCCTTTGAGCTGCCTGGCACCGCTGCATAAATCTCAGCCCAGTCCAATTTATAGGCATTTGGATGTAGTCGGCAGTCCCGTGGCGCGTTGGAGCCGCGCCTTATTACGACCCCTTCGGGGTGGTCATTGATGACGGACTGGACGAACGCTGCTGCCGTGTCGCACTTGTCCATCAGGCGCAGCGACTTGCTGTCCTCGATCCTGGTGGCTGCTTCCTGCTTTCTGGATGCTTCACTTGTTGGGTAAGGTATGACCGTGATGCACTGGACGTCCTGCGGGTTGCCGTGACGGGTGATGACCACTTCGTTGTGGATGTGGGTCTGGAAGCTGATCTCACGGTGTATCGGCTCGTAGCGGGTCTTGACGAGCCGCATGAACCTGTTCTTTTCTTCATCCATGAACAGGATGGCTGTGAGGGTGGCGTCTCCGGTGAAGGCAGAGGCTCCACGGGCCATGGCGCTGTCATCGTTGGTCTGGGCCGTCTTGGCCGTGTGGGTGATTATCTTGATTGGGGTGTTTAGTTGAGTGTAGATAGTCTGCTTGATGGCTGCCATGTAGCCGCCGACTTCTGAGTTGTCATTCTCGTTTTCGATTTCCAATGTAGCATTGGAAGTATCTATAACAAGAAAAGGTCTTTCGCTCGTTGTGTGGTGGATTACATTCTCAGCCAATAATAATATCTCTGGAACCTTTGAGCGCTTTGATTCAATGACGATAAACCACTGTGATACTTCAGTTGGATCGAGATTCCAGTACTTTATATAAGCGTACAGGGATTGCCGGACTTGGTTGGCATCCTCTGTGACATAAAGAATCTTCCTGCGTGATTCTGTTTTCAATGGGGAATCGGATAGAGTGAATCCAGCGATGATGAGACAGACGGAAACCATGGCCGTGGTCTTGCCAACACCAGGCTGCCCTGCTGTGACGGAAAAGGAGTGAGCGAGGAAGCCGTCGATCAGGTAATCGACTGGGTGCAGCTTTGTTAAGTCAAGGGTTAACTCTTTCCAGTACGGGGCAGGCTGGTCGGTGGAAACCTGTTCTGGGTTGGCTTGTACCCGTTCTGGGTTGGCCTGCTTGGCCTCGATGAAGCTGGAGAAATCCTCGACTGCCGACTTCCGATCTGCGGCCAAGGACGGTGGTGTGTAGCCGGCGTCTTTGGCGTAGTGGAACAGCGTGCCGATGGATACGCCCTTACCTTGGTGGAAGGATTTCCAATGGGTATCGATGTCCTGATATGACTTGTACTTGCTGCCCATCGCTGACCAGTTGTTCCACAGTTCGTAGCCTTGAGCGCCGAAGGCCGTGTGCAGCGCTTGGCCAAGTTCGATCCAGATTGTGTAGTCGCAGTCTGGGCTGATGAACTGAAGTGCTTGGGCTGCCTTGGAGTAGTCATCACTCGCGGATGACAGGATTGGCTGGTACTCCTGCTTTGGCCGTGGAGCTTCGACCGGCGTGTTGGAGTTGTCCTGCTCGATGACGCCCCACATGGTCAAGAGCGACAGCAAATTGTCGTGGGCGTCATTGGAGATGCTGCCGGTCAGCTTGGCGCCTGATAAGAGTACAGACTTGCCTGGGCTCGTTGGCAGGCCAAACACCTCGATCTCTTGGCCACCGCCCAGCTTGTACTTGGGCTTGATCTTGTCGAGGTCTTCATCGGCCACGAACAGGAAGACGTGCCGGCCACGTCCGGAGACGCTTACCTCCGTCAGTTGATCCTGCTGCTTGACCCATGACGCCATGCGCTGGATGGCGATGTTGGTGGCGGCTGTGGAGTTCTTCATGTCCACATCAAGGCACACGAGGTACGCGCCCTGACTCATGGCTGGCGACTGCATCACGATGCCCAGATAGTCTCCGGCTGGCGCGGTGGTCATGGCCAGCACCTCGGATGCGGTGTAGAGCTGGTCGATGGGTGTGTCGCGGGCCACGCCCTGGCCGGACTTCTTGTAGGGAATCTTCTTCTTGTCGGCGGTGACTGCGAAGGTGCAGAACACTGCATCGGGGTGCTGCTCGATGAGCTTGGCGGCTACGGCTTGAGACCGGCTGAATGTCTCAGATGCTTCTGCATTGGGTAAAATACTCATGTCGTTGATCTCGCGGTTGGCGTCATTGTTGTTCTCCTTCTGGCATCGCCCAGTTAGCCCCCGACTGGTTCACGCTGGTCGGGGGTTTCTTTTTGGCGAGTAGGGATTCTAGTCTTTGGGGTTGGCTAAGTCATCAAGCAATGACAGTTGGCTGTCATCAATGATGGGTGCCGACTGGCTAATGCGCTGCTGCTGAAGCGCTTCGTACTCTGGATTGAGTTCACACCCAAGGTACTGCCGGCCATGTTGCAGCGCCACCTGCGCCGTGGTGCCTGAGCCCATAAACGGGTCCAGCACGATGTCGTTGTGGCGACTTCCGGCCAAGATGCATGGCTCGATCAGAGCTGGTGGAAATACAGCCATGTGAGCGCCAGAATAAGAAGCGCGAGCAACCGACCAGACACTTTTTTTGCTCGGACCTTTGAGCTTGCTGTAACCGGAAAACATCGCGCCAATCGGCTTTGACATTTGAGTGGCGTTTTCGCCATACATCGACTGAGCCATTTGGTAGCGCGCTGAATCTTTTGCGGTCTTGCGTGTTTTTCTTTCTGACAAAAGTTGCGGGGCCGCCGCCTCATTAATGTCGCCCCGTATTGCATCACCATCAAAATGGTAAACGGTACTTTTTGCAAATAGAAATAAATACTCATGCGACCTGGCGCATCGACCCCACATAGGTTCAGGTTTTGGGTTCGTTTTACTCCAAATAATGTCCTGCCGCAGAATCCACCCAACAGATTGCAGAGCAAAGGCAACTCTCCAGGGGATGCCAAGAAGCTGTTTGTTTTTTCCGTAACTGTCATCAATGTTTAGCCACAGCGTCCCGTCATCGGCCAGCACATCCTTAACGCATTGGAACACCTCGACGATTGCAGCGATATACTGCTCCGGCGTCTGCTCCAGCCCGATCTGTCCGTCGTGGCCGTAATCGCGCAGGCCGAAGTATGGCGGGCTGGTCACGCAGGTCTGCACCTTGACGCCATCAGCAGCCCAGCGCCGCATGGTATCGCGACAATCGCCGAACTCAATGCGGTTCATGCCTGCTTCTCCTTGACCAGCGACGCAGCAGCGTGCTTCTCGCCAACCAGCTCGTCGCTGATCTCGATGTCCAGCTTGGCGATGGCCGACGGGGACTTCAGGTCAAACGCCTGTGGGTAGGACTTCAGCGCCTCGTAGGCCAATGCATCACTTTTCCAGAACTTGGTCTTGCGCCCAGGGCGCAGGGTCCAGCCTTGGATCAGTGATCCGGTGGTGATCTGCTTCTTGGCCATCTCGAGCACTGTCTCGGACCACATGCCGGCCAGTTGCGCCAGCTCAACCATCTCGGGGGTGATGGCTGGGACATTACCGGTGCCCTCCTTCTCGTCCTTCTTGACGATCTCGATGAAGTCCTTGCGGGCGTTGTCCTGCACCTTGGCGCGGATGGACGGGCAGATGGGCTTGGCCTTGCAGTATTTGCAGGCACTGGTGCTTGGGTTGGTGGGTGCGTCAAACGTCAGGGCCAGGTTGGCAGCGGCCAGCAGCTCCTCGCCGTGCTTTTTTAACTGTGCCCCTGTGGTCTTGTGTACTGATACGCCAGTGCCTGGCTGAAAGATGACAAGATCAACATTGATTGACTCCGGCGCGTTGAGCTTGAGCATTGCGCCAAGCGCGTATGTCTTGAGCTGCATGTTGTCATCCGCACTAACAGCAACCCTTCCGGTTTTCAAATCGATGCATGCAAGTGTGTCGCCCTCAACAAGGATGGCATCAGCAGTGCCGCCGAGCGCGTAGTGAATAGACTTCAGTCCCTCATCCACATTGACCTCAATCAACTTTTTGCGCGGGTTGGCAAAGTAGCCGTTGACGAAGTCTGCGTACTCTCGCGCCATCGTGATGTATTCGGGGTCAATATCTGGATCGTCAATCTCCTCACCCCGCAGCATTTTTTCAGACAGCTCATGGATGGCCGTGCCCTTAGCGGCAGCAGGTCCAGACGGCTCATAAGGCATGATTTCCTCAAGCCGATAGCTGCCAGGACAGGACATTACCCTGTCCATGCGTGATGCGGACAGGCGGGCGTGTTTACGTTGAACGTGCTGCATGGTTGCTTTCTCCTTTGATTAATTTGACTGAATGGCCACGAACCTTGTGGCCCTTGATGATTGCTGACGCGACACTTGCGCCGTGAACGCCAAGATGACGGGCGGCGGCATTCTGGCTTGGGAACAAAACCCCATCGACATCAACTTGATTCGTCCATGTGTGCGCTTTTCTTTGCAGAGATTGATAGCTATGTCGATGGTTGTCTGAGCATGAAAGCCACTCAAGGTTTTCAACCCTGTTGTCGTTGCGCATTCCATTTTTGTGATTAACCTGCAATGCCGTGTCGCCATCAATGAAGGCAGCAGCCACAAGGCGATGCACAAGCCTGCAATTTCCTCGACCCAAGACCACGCCAATGTATCCATTGGGAAATTCATGTGGGCGTATGGCTTTTCCTTGAAATTTCCTCTCGTTGTATGACCCATAACGATTACGCAAGATCCGCACTCGATCAACACTGCGAACACCACCAAGACTGCTTACCTCATAGCCTGGCAGTCCATCAATTGATTTCCATACTTCCATCATCGTCCTCCTGTAAGTCTATATTGTATAGCAGGAATCTGATCTGGTGTGATTGGTCATTTTGCTTCCTTGGTTAACTTGTAAATCAGTTCCTTGACCTGAGCCGCATGGCTCGGTGTCAGGTAGAACTCGACGCGGATCAGGCCAAGCGCCTTTCGGCGCTGGCGCAGTGCTTGGACTCGTTGTGTGGGGGTCATTTAAATTGGCACCCACTTGGCCACATAGCAAGCTGCGCTGCTGCCGTAGAGCACGCGCACTTTCTTGTGTGTCTGTTCTTTCTTAGCCAGCTTCGCAGCCATAGCTTGCTGTGCATCAGCGTAGAACTCTGCGGCTGCCACTGGCTTGCCAGACAAAAAGAAAATCTGTGCATCATCAAAGTTTTGGATGTTGATGGCCTCGTGAGCGAGACTGGTCTCGACGGTGTGGCCATTGCTGTAGGTGGTGGTGTAGCGTTTCATTTTGTTTTCCTCTGTTGTTGGTCGGGGCCGGAGCCCCTTTGGTTTTAGTAAATGTTGGAGCCAATCAAAACATTGATGTCGTAGCCAGCATCTTCAGCACGCTGACCGGCTGCATCAACTGCAACAGCAAACAAAGACTTTTCGCAATTTGGGTTCGTGGCGTTTTCAGCATCCACACAGGTGTCGGAAAGATACAGACCCGTTGCGTTTTCAATGGAAACCAGCTTGGCGATCAGTTCTGTGTAGGTCATTTCGTTTTCCCCGTTGTGTTTATGAGCCTCTACTATAGCACTGTTTCCGGTAACGAAACAACTATTTAATAGGGACAAACCCTTAGATGATCTGGTTCACGATTCCCTGCTTCTTGAGCACCTTGGCCAGCACGTTGTGGTCCAGCGATGCCCTGATGGTCAGGATGTAGATGACTGGCTTGACACCTGACTTGTTGATGTTCTCCACCCTGCTGGACGCCTGCTCCAACGCACTGGTTGACCATGTGCACTCGACAAAGACAATCGTGTCGGCTGCACTCAGGTCCACGCCCTCGCTCATGGCCGCGATGTTCCCGACGATGACCTTGGTCTTGCCGGCTTGGAATGCTGCGATGTTCTCGTCGCGCTTGGCCCTCGGCGTGTCGCCCACCACCACCACCGGCTTGTGGTCCTTGAGTTCTTCGACCAGACCGTGGACCACATCCTTGTGGTGCGCGAACACCACCACCGGCTCACCCGACTGGAGCAGGTCATCGATGAACTCGGACGCCGCCTTGATCTTGCGCATCCCTGCCTCACGCATGATCTCGGCCAGCCCCTCAAAGGCCATCAGGGCGTTTGGATTGGCCACCAAGGCATCGGCATCAAACGCTTGCTCACGCTTGTCCACGGGCATGTCAAAGGTCACCAGTGATACCTGTGGGTCTTTGTAGTCCTTGAAGACATCCTCCTTCTTCCTGCGCAGGACGTGGGGCCGCATCAGCGCCTTGAGTTCTGGGATGTTGCTGGCGCCAGAGACATCCATGCCCCACGGGGCTGACCACATCTTGGCGTACCGAGCCGCAAAGTCGAACCAGCCGCCACGGTAGATGCCAAGGCCATGCAGGATGGGCCACAGCTCGATGGGCCTGTTGGGGATCGGCGTGCCAGACAGCGCGTACACCCGTGGCACCTTCTTCATCATCAGCATGGCAGCCTTGGTGCGCAGCGCCTTGTTGTTTTTGAGCCTGTGGCACTCGTCAAAAACGACAGTTTGTATTCCTGCGTAGTTTGTAACGCTTGATAAAACATCGTAGTTGACGATGGTCACGCCAGAGGCAATCAGCTCTGTTGCCTGCTTCTTGCCGGTAATGACGCGCACCGGCACAGACGGGTCAAGCCGGTGGATTGCGGCCTCCCAAACGGTCTTGGCAATCGCTGGGCAGACGATGATGGCCGGCAGGTGCTGCAAGGCAGCGGCAGCAGTTGGCAGGGTCTTGCCAACCCTTGGCTGGTCGGCCAGGATGCAGCGGCGGTTGGCCAGCAGGAATTGCTTGGCCTCTTCTTGGTGGGGGTAGAGCTGTATGTTCATGTCCGCAAGTGTCGTATAAAAGAACTTGCAAAGCAATAAAAACTTGACCTATAATGCAAGTGCTGCAATCCGCAGCTTTAACGTGAAACAGGAAAAACGTATGACTACACGAGTTGTTACCGGCAAATGCCGGTTTGTTTATTGCTCAGTGATGAGCGCCCGCAAGAACGAGATGAACGGCAAGGATGAGTTCAGCACCCAGGTGCTGGTGCCCAAGGCCGATACCGAGACGGTGGCGGCACTGAAGGCTGCCGCTAAAGAGGCTCTGGCAGCCAAGTTTGGAGACAAAATCCCCAAAAATGTGCGCAATCCGCTTCGTGACGGCGACACAGAGACCAAGAGCGATGGTTCGGCACTGGGCAAGGAATACGCCGGCTGCTACTTCTTCAACACCAAGAGCACCAACAAGCCTGGTGCAGTTGACGCCAATGGCCAAGACCTGCTGGGCAGCAATGACATCGTGTCCGGCGACTATGGCCGCGTGTCCTTGAATGCCTATGCCTACAGCCAGGCCGGCAACAATGGCGTGAGCTTTGGCTTGAACAACGTGATGCTGGTGTCCAAAGGTGAGGCACTGGGTGGTGCGCGTCCGAGCGCTGCGGCTGACTTCGGCATCAGCAAGTCAGCGGCTCCGACTGCTGCTGCACCTGCGGCTGACGATAACTGGTAAAAAATCGGGGGGAAAGCGGATGCTGCGTAGTGCCGTCACGGACTCCGGAGCGCAGTGCAGCGAGTACCCCCACCTTAAGGAATCACATGAAATACATTGCAGCCAACATCGATGACGACCTGATGAGGCGCGTTGACAAGGTGGCCAAAGACCTGAATGTCAGTCGGTCTTGTCTGGTGCGGCTGGCGCTGGAGTCTTACTTGGCGCGGCCTCACCGGCTTGTACAAGACGATCCAGTGCCAGTGACAGGTCGTTTATCGATGACCATAGCGGACTGACGGCACCGGAAAGCCAGCGGCTGACCTGCGGTGGCTGGATGCCAGCCTCACGGCAGACGGCATTCATCCGAAGGCCATGCGCCCTGGCCCTGTCTCTAATGTCTTGTACCGATTCCATGCAGCAATTTTACCAACGGCACAACAATAAATTGACTTGTTTGCACGAATCAATAATTAGTGCATAATCCGTAACACCAGCAAGTCGCTGGGAATAACGCAACAACCGAAAGAACGATATGAACGACAAAATCACACGACGTGCCGAGGCTGCACTGGACTACATCTTGGCCCTGTGCATCGGTGTTGGCATCGCCACCGCCTTGGTTTCATGGTGGTCGGCATGAGCGCCGTGGTCGGCGGCAAACGTGGCAAGGCCGCCACGCCAAGCACCACGATCAACAAGATGCTGGGTCTGTACACGGGCAATGAATTGCGCTCGTTCACGGGCCGGCCTGGCGCGATGGACGCCTTTAAGCTGCCGTCTTTGATTGGCGACCAGCGCATCTTCCGCAAGGACGCAAAGGAGCTGAAATGAGCATGGAGACCGGAATCGTTGCGACACTGGAGCTTCTGGATGATTTGCTGAGTCCGGAGGTGTATGGCCACGCTGTGCCGTCCGATGCTCGGACCAGGGTGTTTGTGGTGCGCGAGATACTGCGCCGTGAACTGGTGGCCCTGACTGGAAACCCCAAGCCGTGGCAAAAAGAGGATTGATTTCACGCTGCCAGCCGGCCATCGTCAAGCTCTTGGCGCTTGGCCCGCTGACCGTTGGGGAAATCTGGCCACGGGTGTTCTGTGCGGAGCGTAGCGCTTACATGGTGGTCAAACAATTGCACGAACAGCGGCAGGTGCACATCAGCGAGTACCGACAGGGCGTTGTCGGTGTGCCGGTGGCGGTGTGGGCTCTGGGTGATGGCGTTGACGCCGAGTACCCGACATTCAGGAGCAATGCCGAGCGCCAGCGGGACTACAGGAAGCGCATGAGCGCCGATGACAAGGACTTCCTGAAGGCCCGCCGCCGTCAGCGCAGGCGAACAATCAAGATCGACCCGCTGATGGCAGCGTTTTTTGGGGTGAAGCGTTAAGGGGCGAGGGTGTTGAGAAGACCTGTTGCTGGCATGTCGTTGACCTCAAGAATCTTGATTAAGTCAGGATCGTAGGTCACATAATTAACAGACCCAGGAATATCTGGAGAGTCATAGATCAATCCAGGTATCCCCTTCTTGCGCATCATTTCCTGAATTTGAGCCTCTTTGACTCCAGAGGCTCTCAACTTACCAACAATGTCGCCGCCAAGCATGTCATCCCCAGCAATGCCGAGTTCATTGGCAAACGATTGCACCGCTGGTGGTTGCTGTGAAATCGGTTTGTCAAACAGCATGTAATTTGGCAATGCTTCATCAGCAATATCGAGCTTGTAAAGGTAGCTGTCTCTTGGAAGTTTTTCCAACTTGTTGATGATGCCTTCAGCCTTCTTTGCAAACTCGGGCGAATACTCGCCACTTTTAATAAAGTTCTGACGCATTTCACTCGGAAGTTGGCTCAACATTGCCGACTCAAGAACCTCCATTGATTCGTAGTCTTGATTTTTTTCAGCAGCTTTGTATAGGCCCATGACTTTTTCTTCATAGGCTGGTCCAGTTCGAGGAAGATATTTCCCTTGAGCTTCTCGTCGAGAAGCTGCGGCATAAGCACCTTGCGTGTATGCAGAACCTGTAGCCGGCGCTCTGGTGACATCAAACTTGTTAAATAAATTTGGTCCGGCATGATAAGCAGTAATGCTTGGCATCAACCCCTGACGCTGCAAGTAGCCTTCAGCCATGCCCGCCGCAGTTGGCGCAAGTGCCTTTGCTCCTGCGCTCATTACCTTGCCAGCAACAGGTGCCAAAGGCGCAACAGTCATTGCAGCCTCAAGCACCTCGGGACGCACTCGGGTCGTGCCACCAAGACCACCAGCGCCGGTGGTCAGTGGCTCACCGTAGCTCATTCGATTCAACGTGCTGGCAACCGCTGGAGCGCCAAGCATCGACATGATGCCCTGCATTTGCTGGGTTCGCTCTGGCGATGTGGACGCTTCAAGAAGGTCGGCAAGACCGCCGAGAAACGGATTGCGGGGCGTTGGTCGAATGTAATCTGCCATTATTCACCCGCCTGCGCGGCTCCAAGTTGTGCGCCAAAGCCAAGCTGCTCGGCCTTCTGCCGCAGCGACTTGGCCAGTGGCTCGACCTTCATCATGTTGGCCTTGCTCATCATTGTCGCCGCCAGCTTGGGGTCCAACATAGCCTCCACCAGCAATTGCTGAATCTGCTGGTCCGGCAGCTTGTACAAGAAGTCCAGCGGACGCGTCATGCTGCGCAGGGTTGTGTTGTCGGCCAGTGACTCGCTGAATACGCGGCCAATCAGGTTGCCCATGCTCATGTTGCGGAACGTGTCCGAGCCTGGCGCCTTGACACCTGGCGCTGTAGCCGCTTGACCACGATTAATCTCGTCAATGATGTTGTTCAGACGGGTCTGGGCTGGCGCAGACAGGTCTGTACCCAATTCCTCACGCTTGGCGGCAAGTTGCCGGCGCAATGCAGATGCTGCCAGCACTGGCTCACCCGTCATCAGGTTGGGCTGGCCGGTGGTGACCTTGGCCTCAATGCCTTGCAGCAAACGCATCTGATCGATGGCGCTGGATGACTTGGCAAACTGGCCCATGTAGCGCTGAAAGCCTGGCGCACCGGACTCAATCACGCTGTCGATTACCGGCAGGAGCTGTTGCAACTCACCACGAGCCAAGCGGATGTTGGCCAAGTCGCCAGACAGCTTGCCAGACATGGCGTCTGTAATGTCCTTGCGCACGCTGTACAGGGCTCGGGGATCGATTACGCCGGTCTCAGGATCGACTCGCTTGTTCAGCAAGCCCTGCACATAGGTCATGGCTTGGTCAACAGTCACGCGCTGCTTGTTGGGGTCAGCCATCGTTGCGCCAATGGCTTGGAAAACAGGCGCAGCAGAAACTGGCGATGATCCGGCAAATGCCTCTGTGCGCAGTGGTGCAGTCACATCGTATCGTTTGGCCTCGGCAGCCTCAATCGACCCAGGGCGGCCAGAGATGCGACGGAATGCCTCCAGCAGTTTTTGCTGGTTGGCCGACAGCGTTTGCGCAAACGCACCCGACTGGTCGAGGGCTCGGATCGGCGTCTCAGCGGCTGCCAGTCCTGGGTCACGGGCAAGGCCGGCAGTCGTTGGCCGCACGCCTGGCACCAGCGGGGCGCCGGCAGCCAAGTTTGCCTGAGCACGCTGCGGGTCTGTCGCCAGACGGTTTAGCAGGTTGCCGATGATGACCTCGCGGCCCTCTTGCGTGAATGGCTTGACCAAACCAGCAGGGGCAGCCATTGCACGCTGGGTAATCGGCAATTTAGGGCCGCCAGGGGCCACCATGCCGGCCAGCATCGCGCCGCCGACTTGCGCCGCACCCGATGCCCCACCCTCGCGCAAAGCGCCGCCAGCGCCCGCTGACAGGCCGGAGGCTGCGATCTGCTGCGCTGGGTACTTGGCCATCGTTTGCAGCACGTTGGCCGTGGTGCTCGGCAACTGGCCGGCAGCAATAGCGCTTGTGCCCATCTGAGTACCGATCCGGCCAAGAGCAGCCGGCGCGCCAGCACCACCAGCCGCAGCGCGGTTGATGTCATAAACGATGCGCTCTTGCGAGGTCTGCGGCTCTGGCATTCCCATACGGGTCATCAGTGACTCAATGCCTTGTGAGGCTGTCGGGATGTTGGTGCCGGCTGCGCGGTTGAACAATTGCACCATCGGGTCGGCAATCATTGGGCCGAGTGTGGCCACCGCCGCGCCAGTGGCCGCGCCGATTGGGCCAAGAGGAGCGCCGAGCGCAGCACCGGCCAATGCCGGAGCCATTGCGCGGCCAGTCAGCCCAAACGTGCGGCCAATGGTGGATGCCATTGATGGCTGTGCCGGCTGGGCTGGTGCTGCTTGCGAGTTGATGTAGGCAATCAGCTTGCCGACAGACTCGACATCACCCGCAGCGTCAGCCTTGCGCAGTGCGTCATAGACCTCGTTCATGTCTGCCATTTAGCGGCTCCGGTTTTGGTTGTAAGCGTCAATGATGCTTTGAATGTCAGTGGGCCGCATAGCACCAGGTGCTGCTGGTGCAACATAGGGCGTGTATGCTTTGCCAGCAGCTTTTTTCATGCCCTCTGTGACCACGCGCCGAGCCTCGGCCTTTTGCTCAATCTTCTTTTGTGTGTCGCCGACCACTGGGAAATAGGTCTCATACTCTTGCCGAGCCTCGTCAACACCAATTGCAGCACCGGACTCCTTGCGCAGCTTGGCGCGAATCCAATCCTGCGCAGCTTGGTCAAACATCTGAGTTTCTTCACTCTGTCCGGAACGGGCCAAAGCACCGCCAACAAAGGGCACGGCTTGAGCAGTGCGGCTCATGGCACCAGGCTGCGACCCAGCAGGCAAATTACCGAGAATGCCCTGAGCCAACTCCATACGCTGGGCAAAACCAGCAGCATTTGATTGGCCCTCTGTAGGTTGACCACCAACACCCTTCAGTTGCGTACCGCCTGGTCCCATGACTGGAACGGCAGGGCCGCCAGCTTTGGGGATGTTGACAAATCCTTCGGGCGTCTCAACTCGGTCAAATGCACCACGGTTGAACTCTTGCTGGCGCAAGCTCAAACCACCTTGAGCGACCCGCAGGTTTGCAGCCTCGGCTGGTGTCATGGTTTGCTCAAAGGATTCGCCACCCTTGATCTGTGACTTGTCAATTGCGACAGTGCGACCGCCCAAGTTTTGCAAAACAACATCACGCTTGGGACCAAAGCTAGGAAGGGTCTGCAAGGCACCAGATTTCATTTGCTGGAGCATCACGGGCTTGCCAGCGGCATCAGTAGCCTCAAATGGCTGGCCAGTGACTTCTTCACGGGGACTCAGCATCTCTGCGATGTCCATGTAGGCTTTGGACTTTGCAGGGTCACCAGCAGACAGTGCGGCAGCCCTGCGGTACTGCTCGGCCTGCGCCACTCGTGGATTGACCGCTGCCGTTGGCGCTTGCGCCAGAGCCGCACGCTGCATCGTCGGACCAACAGCACCAGCGACAGATTCAGGCGCAGCCAGTGCAGCATTCTGCTGCGTAGGCTGGCCACCAGCAAAGACATCGCCGATCTGGCTCTGAAGCAATTGCGCTCGCTTGGCCTCGTCCAGCTTGCTGCGCAGCAGCATCTGGTTGACAGCGCCAGTCGTGCCGGCTTGCTGCGCCTGCTGGCCAGCCATCAGGCCCTGACCCAGAGCTTGGCCAAGGCCAGTGCGCTGGGTTGACCGGCCACCGGCTTGCAGCAACTGAGCCGCCATCGCCAGCATGCTCTGGCGCTTGATGGCTTCTTGTTGTTGCGCTGTCAGCAGGTCATTCATGCCGCTGGCATTGCCACCGAAAAAGTCGGAGCCAGCGCCCGTGAAGTAATCCATAAAACCGGCCATGATGTCCCCTTAACTGAAAAGACCGAGCAGGCCACCACCGATGGCACCGACTGGGCCAAACATTGAGCCTCCTGCCAATGCCCCACCCAGGGCGCTAGAGGCTGGATTGCTGTATGTAGGTGTGCTGCTTGTCCCGCCCAAGTTGGCCGGATTCAAACCAATCGCACCCTGCATCAGGCTCAAGCGTTGCAAGTTCAGGTTGCGCTGTGCGTCAAGCTGCTGCTGTGCAAACTGCTGACGGGCACCACCCAGACCCATGAGCGCTTGGCCGGCTTGGTACTGGCCGGCTGTCTGCTGTTGGCCAAGGCCGCCAAGCTGGCTGGCCGCACCCATGCGGAACTGAGCGCCTTGCATACCTGCTGCCTGGTTGGCCAGTGCAGCCTGCTGCGCAGCATTGAGCGCCTGCGTGTAGCCTTGGCTGCGCAGGTTGGCAATCAGGTTGCCAGCTTGCGTGCCGTACTGCTGGTTAGTCAGAGCCTCGGCCACGCCTTGACGCGAACCGCCAAATGCCTTGGCCTGCATGGCCTGCTGGCCGGTCTGCTGCACCGCAGCCTGCCGAGCCTTCTCCAAGTCCGTCAGGCCGGTGTTGATGACCTCCTGCGTGTACGGGTTCAGGTAGGACTGGATGGCCGCCTGGTCAGCGCCGATCATGGTCGGCGTGTAGCCGGCACCCGCCCGAGTCAGGTCGGCTGCGGTGTCCAGATTTTGCATGCCCACGCCACCCTGCGCGGCTTGCTCGATCTGAGACTCGCCGGCTGTGTACTGTGGGTTGTAGCCAGCGAACTGCTGGGTGCCAAGCTGGTTGGCAACCTGCTGGGCATAGCCCAAGTTGCCCATGTACGCTCGTTTTACATCCGGATCAATGGATGTCGTGGAAGTGCTTGTGCCGCCGCCTTTGCTCATATCAGTACCCCTTAATTTTGCCGACCGCATAGCACAGCGGCTCAAGAATAAAACGATAAGCCCGACCAATTGGGTCGCGCTTTGTGCCGCGCATCTCAGCGCGAATGTCCATCGACCTGTGTCGTGCGCAGCTCTCAAGGACGTTTCGGACCATCAAATTGATGCGGCCATCGCCGCGCTTGAAACCAAAGTCAACCAGAGGCAAAAAGATGGCGTGGTAGCCGACCTCATGGGCCTTGGTCAAGTTGCTCTGCGCGTACTTCAACCAGATTGCATTGCGGAACGAGCCAAAGCCATACTCATGGTTCATGGCTGTGCAGACGATCTTGCTTGAGTTGCTACTTTCTGATCCGGCTGCATTTGCTGCCGCTGTATCAGCAGCTTGCGCCGCCGCCATATCAGACATTGACTGAGCATTTGCAGCAGCATCAGCAGCATTTGCCGCAGCAGCAGCATTTGCACCAGCAGTGTCAGCGGCCTGTGCATCTGCCATGTCTGACATTGACTGTGTATTCGCCGCAACATTTGCAGCAATAGCATCTGGCGAGAATTGATTGACCAGTCCGTACTCGGAAGCTCTGAAGCCTTCTTGTGCATTCTGTCGGCCAACTTCTTGAGCTGCTGCGACATCTGGGGAAATGCCCATTGCAATTAGCCCCTGATCTCGCACCATGTCGGGATTTACAAGTCCTTGAACTAATCCTGGCAGCGTGTAGCCAAAAACAGTTTGACCGGCCCGAGTCACTGCCGCCATATTGGGGTTTTCAGCGTAATAGGCGGCTTGCTCTGCTGGCGTCATGCTACTCCAACCACCAGTGGCAGCATTAGTGCCACCACCACCGCCAGAGTCAGTGCCAGCGTACCGGCTGGTGTAGCTCGGCACCCGCAACAGACCCGACTGCTGCATGCTTGGGTAAGCCAAGCCGCTGTTGCCTTGCAGGCCGACTGGCACTTCACGAGACATCAACTGTTGGCCGGTAAACGATGGCCGCATTGGACGCGCCAAAATGGCCTGTTGGGCCAAGAATGTCGGGTCGTTGTAGGGCATCGGCGCTGGTGCTGGACCAGCCGGTGCAACAGACTGCATTGCGATGTAACGACGAATATCCTCGTCTGTGAGATTCTGACCACCAAGACTCATATCAACTCCTTGGAAAGAATAAACCACTCTGGCTTATATCCCTCGTCCTTCAAAAAGGTTCGCTCCCAGCCCTTGCGGCCAGCCAGCGACACTCTTGAGCATCCGACTGACTTGCCCCATCCTTCGATGTGCGGGCGCATGATTTTGAGTTCGTCGAGGTCTCCACCGGCAAGGAAGAAGTGCAAATCCTTGAGTCGTGGGTAGACAACTATCTCCGTGATGACCGCTGAATTTGCATTCGGCCAGAGCTGAAAGCGCTTACTCAAAACGCCAGCAGCGATGTCATCAAAGGTGTGTGTCCCTTGTGAGTATTCTAAAGCCGCCTCGATGAATTTGCGACAGCGATTTAGTTCTGCGAACGTGTCACTCATAGTGCAGTCACCAAAATTGCGCCAAGGTTGCTGACCGTTACCTGATACCGCGTGCCGTTCGGGCTGGCCAAGATCAGCCGAGTCCTGACCTCCACGTCCTGATTGCGCTTAAAACTGTTCAAATCCTCACGCTCGATCAGGGCGCGCATGGAGTTCTGCTCCCGTGGATCGTACCGTTCCGATGCTGGTGGCAACTTCATCGCTTGCCACCCTGCACAGCCTCAAGCCTTGGGATGCCCAGACGCCAAGAGTCGTTGCCGTTGGACTCGACCCGCATCTTGACCTGACGGGCCGTAAACCGAACATCTGTTGGGTTGGCCATGTTGTACGGGCCGAACGATGATTCCTCGCCGTTGGGGTAAAACTTGGTCTTGAATGTCATGGTGACCTCACCCTGCGTCAACTCATCGGGCACCAGTTGCCGCGCCGACATCAGGTTGTCGCCAATGCCGATCTGCACCGGACCGGACTCAGCGTACTGAATCGCGCTGTCGTAGTCGTATCCCACCTCATGCTCGTAGATGTGGCCGTCAACACTCACCAACAGCGGGTTGACAAAGACGCCGCTGTCAGTGCCACAGGTACGCGCCAAGGAGCCGATGGACCAATGGTTTTCCTGATAGTTGAAAGACACATAAGAGTCAATTTCGTTTGATGTGGCTGACGGGTAGTACCACCAGATTTCACGGAATGCACTGTTGTGGACAGCGTAAATCTTGCTGGCCTGGCTGGCATTCATGTTGCGGTAGACGTAGTCGCTGACGTCAGACGGCAATGGCTTGACGTAGCCGTCAAACATCCAGAATCCAGACCGGCTCATCCAAACCGCCAGCGTGTCAACAGCGGCCACAGCCTGCTTGGAAATAAGGCCGCAGCCACTGCCGATCTTCTCAAAGCTGTAGACGTAAGGCTGGCCGATGTATTGGCTCTGGTGGACATCGGTATCGGTGAACAGTAGGTTAACGCCACGCACCCGTTTGCCGGCCATCAGCGAGCCTGTGGTGGCGATCTCGTAGTCGCCGGCCTGGTTGGAGGTAGATGGGGTCCAGCTTGTATTGTTTTCTTGGTCGCACCATGCGACCTTGCGGGGGTTGCCGCCGGCGCCAAGTGCGAAGACAAAACGCTCCGCAGTCACCATCATCGACTGGCAATTGACCGGCGAGTTGGCGATCTGGGCGGCAACCGTTGGGGTCGCAAAGTCAAGCTGCCACTCGTAAATCTTGCCATCAGAGTTGCTGCACCCGACGAGGTATTCGCCCCAAGTATCCAGTGCCCAGGTGGTGGCCGGAATCACGCTTGTCACGTCTGGGCGAGCCACGCCGTAAGCATACGAGCCGTAGGTGCTGTACCCGTAGCCAATTTTGATGACCGCATCAGCATTACCAGACGTAAATCCGGTTGGCGTGATATTGGCAACAGTGCCGCCTTCGTTCATCACATACAGGCCGGAATGCGTGCCGATGCCAATCCATCGGTCGGCGCTGTTGTCGCGCCAAGTAATCATGCCCCGAGCCTTGCCGGTCACGGCATTGGCCGAGCGCTGACGCCAGCCACCGACTGGCCTCATTGAGCCCTCTTTCCAGCGCACCAGGTTGGCATCAAACCAGCGGCCAGCAGACTGGAGTTCTGTACCGTTGCGGTAGACGCCTGGTGGAATTTGTAGCGGAATGTATGCCATTGTGACCCCTGAGTATTCCGCTATTTTCTCATGCAGACAGGATGGTGAGGGCAACGCTTATATGCTTGATCCGATCAACCAGTCCAATGGTGCCGCCATTGATCTTTTTAGTCATCTTCTCGTAGTCCTTGGTATCGGCCTCAACATTGAGTCGGTTTTTATCCCAAAACCAGCCGGCAGTCAGCGCCGCATACTTGGGTTGCAGAACCAGGTCGGGCGTGTTGATGAAGTCGGCCACCAGCGAGTCGCCGGCCAGCGTGTAATTGGTCTTTCCCGTCAACTGGATCAAGCCCCTGCCAGAGTACTTCCAGCCTTCCCCAGATTCCTCACTTCCGTTGCCCATCCGGTCACAGTAGACCTTGTTGGCAATCTTTTCGGGGCTGCGGTGGTAGGGTGCTGCTGCCTCCATCGTGGGAAACCGCTTGGGCCAGGTGGCGCACAGACCCTTGTCGCTGTAGTTCAGATTCTCTCTGAGCGTCTTGAAGTTGGCCGACTCATGCTGGCACTGGCCAATGAATGCAGCCTTACGCTCCGGCGTGCTGATGTCAAAACGGTTGAAGGTCTCGACCAGCGGCTCAAGCCACGCTGCATCAATGTGCATTGCTGCAAGCTGGTCTGCTGTCATTTCTTGTTCCTTGCAGAGATGGCCTTGGCCTTGGATTTGGCATCAGCCTTTGACGATGCGCCCCATGCCTGCAAGGACAGCAGCAGCCGTGTGGGCTTGCCGTCCTTCTTTTCAGGGCCAGGCATGTTGCCCATGCGGGCCAAGAAGGATGCCCTGCGGGGGTTGTCGCCAGACTTGACTGGAGCCTTTAGCGTGCCGCCTGTCTCGGTCTTGTAGGACGCCCTGCCGGCAGCGTTGAGGCCGCCCTTGGGATTCTTGCCTGCCTTGGTTTGCCAGACGGGCGACTTCATCACTTGGCCTTCTTGGGCTTTTTAGCCGTCTTGGCCGACTGAGTAAATGCAGCCTTCGTCGGGGCACCTTTGGTGCCAGGCTTTCTCATCTTCTCGCCAGATCCAGCCTTGATGCGCTCTTGCTTGGCTCGAATGTTGGAATAGAGACCTTGTTTCATTTTGTACCTTTCGTCATGGCTGCGGTTTTGTCTTGGCTGGACTTGCTAGAGCCGAAGTAGTAGGACAGAACCTGCTGCGCGGCAGCGGTGGCATAGCCCAATGCAAAGATGATGAGTTGCTGCTGCTCGGTCTTGATCTCCAAAAACAGCAAGGCGGCGATAAACAGAAATGTGGTGGCAACCGTGCCGAGGGCCAGAATGGGCACCACCAGTTGGGCCAGTGGCGTTGCGTTGGCCTTGGCCATCTCAAACTCACGGGTACGGGCGCTGTCACGGTCAGCGGCATCGAGCTTGGCAAACTCCAGCTCTAGGTCGGCCAGTTTCTGGGCAGCCTGTGGGTCTCCAGCAATTGCCTCGGCCACCGCCTGCACAGATTCCTCGACGTCAAACTTCTTGGCCAGCATCGAGACAGCAGCGCCGCCCAGTGGGCCGGCAACAGCGGTGGCCAGCATCGGGGCTGCGCCTTTGAGTAGAGCCAGAAGTGCTTCCATGTGATTCCTATTTGTTGATGGCGCAGTTGCCGTTGCACGCGTTGAGCGCTTCCATTACGAACCAGCCTGTGGCGCCAAGCACGATGACCACCACGATCACCAGCAGGATCAGGGTGATGATCTCATCGACCTCTTTGTCGCGCTTGGCCTTGGCTTCTTTTTCCTTGCGGGCTTGGTGGGCTGCATCCTTGTTCATGCTGGCCGCACGGGCGACGATCTTGGCCCAGACGTCCATCTTGTTGGATTGGAAGAACAGCATCTTGACTTCTTCCTCAAACGCCCTGGCCTGCTCAATGGCCAGCTCCAGCTCAATGGCTTGGCCCATCGCAGAGCCGCTGAACTTGCCCTGCTTGGACTGGCTGATGACGGTGATTGCGTCGGCCTTGGCTGAGAAGAACTTGCCCAACACAGGGCCGAGGCTCTCCACGTCTTGCACGGTTTTCGCAGCCGTCTTGACCAGCTTGACTGCGGTACTGATGGCCGCTAAACAGGTAAACGGATCAAGCATTATTTTTTAGGTTCCGGCTTGTTTCTCTCACGCCACTGAAGGCACCATACCAGCAGCCGATCTGATGACCACGACCACCTGACGCACTGGAACTCAGCCTTCTTGACGATGGCCGGAGGGTCAGGTGGCAGGGCATCAGGCATCAGGCATCAGCGGCTGCTTGCAGCGGGGCCAAGTCTTCGTCAGTCCAGAAGTCCTTCGCCAGCATGATGACGAGGTGGTCTTGGTTGCGCTTGAGCGTGTCTGCCCAGTCCTCGTTGCTCATGACTTCAGGCTGTCCTGCGTTGATGAGGGCTACGCTGTCGAGGGCGGCAGAGTAGTGGCGTGCGATTTCTTCGGGGGTGATGGTGTTCATGCTGCTGCTTTCAGTGCTGCTACATCAGCTTGGAGTTGGACGATGATGGCTTGCTGTTCTTGGATGAAGGCTACAAGATTAGCCATTACTTCAGGGCTTGATGCTTGCATAGATTGCATCACCGGATTTCCATCAGCATCTACAGCATCTTTAATTCCAGATACTGACAGCGCCGCAACTTCCTGAAATTCATGAGCAACAAAACCAACAAACTTAGACCCGTCTGATTTCCATGTGCCTTGCTTTGGTTGCAAAGCCATGATGAAGTCTTTAGCGCCTATGACCGGGCCTTCAATGTCTTTCAGGCGGTAGTCAGACGAAGTATTGTAGAGAACTCCAGTTGTTCCATTTTGCGTAACCGAACCAATGCCGGCTCCGTTATATCCGTAATAAAAATAAGGTTGACCACTACCCGTACCACTTATGTGGTTTTGTCCACTATACCCATACGCCCCCGGAGCTACCCAAAAACCATTGGAATTTGTATTGCCAACTGTAACTTTTTGAATTTTGACATAAGCAATACCCGCCGCGAAATAATCAGTGGCAGCTCGTTCTATCACCTGTAAGCCCGTCGAACTAAAATTAGCGGCATCGAAAATCGATGCCGCTTTTTTTGTTTCGCTATCCGTTCCAATAAAATTCACGCCGTCACCCATAAAGAAACCCCTCTTATCATTCACGCACCGACCGTGCGTAGTGGACAAAGCTAATAGGGTGGCGCAGGATTTTACAAAATCGTCGTTGCCTGCAAAGTGCGCCGCAAACTCAATTTTTTCGCCGTTTTCTTGCCCAAAATACAATTCAAGGCAGTCGATGCCGCGTGACGATGGTAGTGTATCGTCGTTTATTTTTATTGGTAAGTATAGCATACTATTTGCCTTTTGGCGGTGTTGGTGGTGGCGTTACTGTTTCCGTACTTTCCACTGTTGGTACTGCCGTTGTTTGTACTATCGGAGTTGTCACTACTGTTTCTGCCGCGATTTTTAACTCTACTTTTGGAGTCTCAACAAAACAGTCGGGGCAAAATTCAGTTAAGAATTTCAATTCCTCTTCCGTGGGGTCTTCTGTAATTTTCATAGACCCTGTATTGGAGACTACTTCACTCCCAATAAAACTTAACTTGATTGGATTTTTCATTTTTTTTAACTGCTTTTATGGTAAAATGATTGGAGTAGTAATCGCAAACTCATTCGGCAGCTTTTGAGATACGCCTGAAATCTCGAACATATACTTCCAAACGTGGTCTGGATTCTCGGGGTCTTCCCCAATTTCGAAATTATTGCCTGTTAAATAAACTGTCGCTGGATTGTGGTACACGGACGGTACTGCTGTTGTATTATTATAGATTAGAGATGTGCCGCTAACCGTTCTAATTACCATCGTTAGGGGGTGGCAACAGTTGTTCAGTTCGTCCCAAAAAATAGACGCAGGAATCGACCACTCGTAAAATTCGCCCGTTAATTTGTAGGGGCGAACGCCCGCCTTTTTTGATTTATTGGTTTTGAGTTCTGAAACCAATTTGGTAGTATTTACCGTTGGTGTAAATTGGCGGAAACCCTGACCCGCCGAAAAGGTCATTGCTGTGACTTGACCCTCCGTTGTTGGTGCGACCGAATAAGTATACGCCGTAATATCGTTGCTATTTGCAAGTAATATTTCAGTAATGCCCCCTAATTTGGATAAAATAGGGCATCTACTCAATAAGTTTTGCGTGATGCAAAGTGCCATCTGATTAGAATTTTAAGCTGTGATTTAATAAGCAACAATAATCGCGTCCGTTTGTGCGATTTGAACATCCATCCAAAATTCTTGATACCAAACAAGTTTCCCCTGTGCAGGGGTGTCGTTGGTGCCTGTGCGCAAACTAAAAGTCACTGGCAATCCTTTCCATTGTAGATTTCCTGGAATGGTAAGAATTGCATAATGGTTATTCGCCCCCGCTCCTGCGTAAATGTTTGGGTCTGTAAATCCTTGTTCCCATTCGGAAACTTCAATAACTTTGATGCAATCCAAAAGCAATTCCCCATATTCTCCAATAGTACAATCAAAAGAAATGTTAGCAGGGCGCGTGATAGCCGGAAGGCTTGCTGTTGCTTTTAAATTCTCATACACGCTTGGCGTAACCAAGAAGGCTGGCATCGAACCTTGTTTTTTGCTTTTGTACTTTTTGGGTAACGCGGCAAGCATATTAGACAGCACCGTGTAAGCATCCCCTGCATTTAGCGGCGAACCGCTATTGAGAATTAACGACTCGATATTGTTCAACGCAACCTCTTGTTTGATTTTCTCAAAATACCCATCTATGTTACCCAGTGGGGTATTGGTGTGGTTTTTTTTCGAGAACCAAGCCTGCAAAAAGATTCCTCTTTCTGCACTGTTCTCGATGTTACGGCGGATAAAGTCAAACTCCGACAATTTAGATGCAGGCGTGTATTTTGCGCAAAGCGTTTTGACACAAAACGGAACTTGCCCATCAAATTTTCGCGGATTTAGTTCCCGTGTCGAGTTATTGACGACAATATCCAACTCGTTTACCGAGCATTCGTTGCTTGGTAAAGCCATAAACGTACCTACGTCTAAGGTGGTGGTAGTTCCGTTTGTATTCCCAATTTGTCGCCCAATGAAACCCTCTGGAATTTCATTTTGGACAAATGCCTTACCAATCAATGTAAGGCTTTGTGTGGTTGTGAGGGTAACAGACCCCGTTGATGCTGTTAAAGGCATAGAAAATATTTTTTATATAGCGGCGGAAATTAACCCGCCGCTATTTGTTTGTTTATAAATAAATATACCACTGGCAGTACTGTTTGTGGTACTCATTACTACCATCGCCTCTGCCAAGTTTCAGGCTATCACCGCTTGCCACCGCTAAGGTTGCAGGGCTTGTAAATGGTGTGTTGCCCGTGCCGTTCAAGTCGTAGCCATCCGAATAAGGAGGTATCAACCAATTTGCGCCAACCACATTTAGGTCCATTGTTACGCCAAGTTGCCCCGCTGCTACCATTGCAAACGTCGGTTTTTGCCCTGTAAAGCTACCGTTCTCTGTATTGAAATGCGCTACACAAACTACCGTTGCAGTATTCGTGCCGTCCGAAACATCGAGTGAATATTCGATATTCCCTGTATAGTTTGAAACCGAAAAGTCCATCGTGTCATTTGGTACATTGGTAGTTGTAATCGACCCGCTACCATTCGAAAACTGCGGATTTGACAATACCAATGCTCCAAAAGTACTATACCCTGCTGCGAAAATGACAGCTCTTTTTGTGTTCGGGTCGTAACTGATACGCCCGCCTAATACAGCAAACGGAATGTTAGGCACGACTTCCTGCGGACACGCATCCTCAATTTTATTGAGCGTAGCAGCACCAAGCCCCAATAAATCAGAATAGACAAAATCGGTATCGACTTCGACTCCCCCACTTACTACGTTGTAATAAAAACGGTCTGCAAAAGCCCCGTTAATTAGTGCCGTATTTAGCAATACTACCAACTCGTTGTTGGTATTTGCCGTTCCCGATACTGACAGCACATTCCCGTCTACCGTAATTGAGGTAGGCGAGGCGGGGAATTGCACCCCCGCGATTTGATAGCGATAGCACGGCTGTGGGCAGTCGCACGGACGCTCAATTTTTTTTAGTTTTAGCCCCATCTTTTAGCCCTTTAATTTTTCGTGAATAAATGCCGCAAGTGCAGCCTCCCCGCTTGGTAGCTCACCACTCGGATTGGTGTCCTTTTCGGTGTCAATGCTTTGTCCTGAAATAAAGCCCGCGATTTTGCCGTTTGCCTCATTTAGCTTTGCCGTCAATTCTGCTTTTGTGGCGGTCAGTTCCTGCTTTGCAGCATCCAAAGCAGCTGCCGTACTTTGCAGTTCATTTTTTGCCGTCTGCAAGTCCGCTTTTGTTGTTTCTAATTCCGCCAGTGCAGCAGAATATTTAGCAGATGTGGCTTCCAATTCTGCAAGCTCATTTTCTGCTTTTTGCGCTGTTTCGGCGGTTATGTTTTCCCCGCCAAAAAAGGCTTTAATTTTTTCGAATGCCATACCTTCTTTTGATTTATTTTCTTTTTGATAAAATCCATCTACTAACCCTAATTTTATCGCATCACCCGCAAGGAATATTTTTCCAGTTAGTACCTCCTTTGAAATTTCGGGTCTTTGCGCTGTTATTTGTTCTACAAAAACGTTTCTTATTTCTGTCAAATGCTTTTGTAGCTTAGGATAGTTGCCTTTACTGTCAGGCTCCAATTCTGCGTTTTTGTCCTCACTGCCTATCGCTAAAACATTCGTCACCTTAATACCTGCTGCCTCCAATTGTTTGGAATAGTCTACAACAGTAGAGACAACCCCGATACTACCGAAAATGGACGTTTCGCCCACTGTATAGATGTGGTCGCAGGCAGAAGCCGCCCAATAAGCAGCAGAACAACAATATCCATCTACTATTGCATCAATAGGTTTTTTAGTGCCTAAGATTGCATTGTATAGCGTTTCCGTCCCATTAACCATTCCTCCGCCACTATCAAAAAGTACTTGAATGCTATTTACGTCTGTATTTGCGTCCGCCTCTTTAATCCAATTTGCAATAGTTGCCGTTCCGTAGCTGCACCAGCCGTCACTTTTTAGCATCGTTCCTGTGATGCTAATTTGCGCCACACCGTCCCCTGTTATTTTTGCATCGCCGTACTGTACGGCTTCTTCAAAAGAGCAGCCAGCCCGTTCTAAAAACTTGCGGTTTTCTGAAAAGGTGGTGGTGGTTTTGCCGCTAATTATTGTGGTATACGCCTGTATAAGTCCGTGTACTTTTGTGTCCTCAATAGCCCACACCTCATTTAGTAGTCCAGTTATTCGCTCCATAGTGCAAAAATACAATGTTTTTATAGCATAAAAACGGTGGATATTCGCCGAAAATTCACAAAAACGCAATAAATCACTAACTTTTTTATCAAATTAGCAATAAATTGTCGTAATTTTGCGATAAAATATAAGTATTGCAACTATCATTGTTTAGTATTAAGTCGCTCAATGGCGAACTTGACGACATAGAGATACCAACGCCACAACCAACAAAAGAACTATTAAGCGCACCAAAAGCTATATATAAAAACAAAGATATAAAGGGTTTTTGTGAGTGGCTGATAGAACAAAGAACTTTTGATGTGGTACAACTTGCAAAGAATGGAAACGCGCCGTTTTTTGCAACCGCAAAGGCGCGCGCGTTGGTGTCGGAGCTACACAAGGGCTTAACTACTACATTGGATAAGATTATTGAACAGAAAGACCCGCCCGTTAATAACTATGACGGGCTTAGTGACGAACAGGCGCAGGAAGCGGCGAAAATATTTGGTAGGGAATTATGATGGAGGCAAAGCAGGGCGACACAAAATTAGAAATTATACCTTGTCCAGAATTAGAGGCTGCACTTTGCCGTAAATCGCTTTACTTCTTTTTCCAAGCATTTATTGGAGAGGTAATAAAAGAGGATATTGTGCTGAACTGGCACATTAAGTTCCTTTGCGAGTATATGCAGGAACTTGTTTTGAACACGGCAAACGGGCAACCAACGAAGGCGGATTTTGATATTGTTTGCATTCCGCCCGGGACAACTAAGTCGTCTATTATCAGCGTAATTTTGCCAGCTTGGATTTGGATAGTTGCGCCACATTTTAGACTTATCACAGCAAGCCACACACTTTCATTAGCGCGTGAATTTGCAGATAAATCTAAGCAAATAATAAATTCTGACAAGTTTAGGCAGATGTTTGACGTTCGAATTCGAGCGGATAAGTCAGCCAAAACTAATTACGGAAACCAATATGGCGGCAGTAGATTGTCGGTTGGAACTGGCACGGCAATAACAGGCTATCACGCACACTTTATAATAGTAGATGACCCCGAAACGAATAATAAAATCCATTCCGCCCCTTATCGTGAAATGGCAGATAAATATACCACTGGCGTTTTACCGTCTCGAAAAGTAGATAAAAAAACCGTCCCGTTAGTATTAGTAATGCAGCGACTACACAATGACGATTGCGTTGGATTTATCCTAAAAAACAAGCCTAATGCAAGAAAAAGCCTAACAATTTTGCCAGCAGAAATTAGCGAAAAAATCCGTCCCGTTCCCGAAAAGTTAGCGGAAAAATACCAAGACGGCTTTTTAGACAGTAATAGATTAGGGAAAGATGTTCTTTTGACGCAACAAGACACCTTTACGCCAACGGACTACAACGCACAGTTTTTGCAACTGACGACCAATGACGAAACGTCACTGATTAGAAGGGGCTGGTTTGATATTGTGGATACCTACGAACGGACAAAAATAAACTTTGTGGCAGATACAGCGTACACGGATAAGACCACCAATGACCCGTCTGCAATAGCAGCGTATTGTGTGCAAAGTAATGGTGACGTGGTTATCTTAGATGTACTGTATGGTCATTGGGAGTTTCCACAGCTTATTGCCGCGTTTTCTACATTCATAAATAGGCATAACCCGAATGGAATTGTAGAGATAGAACCAAAAGCGAGCGGCAAAAGTGCCGTTCAGTCGCTTAAAATGCAGCTGCCAAACGTAAAAGAGTCAGAAATTCCAGTCGATTCGAAACTTTCAAGACTTTCAGCCGCATCTCCAACAG